GTATTTTTACAGTGACGCAGACATATGCATCGCCATTGTGGTCGAGCATATAAGGCACTGTGAGGCCGTTGACACTGTAATTGTGCTTCACATACTGAGCAGACGGGTAGTGCTGTTTCAGCACGGTCCACGCCCACGCCCATGACAGGTAGGTAAAGCCGTTCTTTTTCTCGACATGCTTTGATACGTCGATTGCTGATAATGTTTCCCAAACGGTCATATTTTCCAGAGCTCCTTTGCTTCATCTTTAAATTGGTGGTTCCAATAAAATGGGTGTTGAAAATCGGGGTCAGTCAGACTGGCTAGAACTTTCGGGTCTGTGCTAATTCGCAACAGGTTCTGCCTGAGAGCGGCACGACGGCGCATCTCATTTAAGCAATAGTTCAGCATGTCCGACTGCAACTCCTCGCAGTTGTCGGGCGTAAATAAAACGCCATCATCTGCGCTGACATATGCAAGGTGAGGCACTAGCTCTGTGGCCTTGGCATATATGGCAACCTGACAGAGGTGACTGAACTCAGGCTTCTTGGGCAAAGTAGCCTTTCCGAAGTTACGGGTTCCGTCTTTTCTCTCTGGGCCCTGACGCGGTGCCTTAGTCTTTATCTCGCAGAATGCCTTGTCTGTGTATAAATCTACATAGCCCATGACCGGCACGGATATGCCTGCCAACTCGCAGGTGACTTTCTTTTCTTCTTCGCACCCGCCGAAGGTCTCAGCCAGTAGGTCAACACCGCTCTCTATGCAGGCAGGGATAAGCTCACGGAACTTCTCACGCTTCTCTGCGCTCTCGTCAGCGGGGTGAAAGTCGAAGTCCATTATAGCGGCCTCTGATGCATCCTCTATTGAGGTGCCCGCAGATAACACAGCCTGAATACCGCCGTGAACCGCCGTGCCATATGCCGCGTTCTCGCCGACCTTTATCTCACGACGCTTATCTTTTGACAGATAAACATAGTCGAATATCCAATTAGCGATGGGCTTGTTTAATTGTGACGGGCTAAAATGGTGTAGCTGAACCGTCTCGAAATACTGAGGAACTTCACTCACGGTTAATTTTCTCCTTTGCTTTTTTATAGAATTACTTTAATACAGGTTATACACAATAGTGTCAAACTCATAAAGGATAGTAATATGAAATTCCAAGAATACCTTGTTAATGAAGGCGTTAGGCAGGCGCAAGCCGCTAGGGAACTGAAGGTCACACAGCCGACGGTCCATAATTGGATTTACGGAAAGCGCCCGCCAAGCGGGATGCACATGATGGCAATTTACAAGTACACTAAGGGCAAGGTTGCTTTGAAGGATTGGTGCGAGGTGTTCAATGACTATTCGGCGTGAGCTTGAGGGCAAGGTGTCTCAGCTAGAGTATGAGCTATGGCTCAAGTGGCAGAAGAAGTCGAATGCCGAGTGGTCAGCTACATTGCCTGATGATGGCTTCGTTGATGAACAGCTATCTAGCGATAGTCTGGGTAAGATATATCGGGCAGAACAGCCAGCTAAAAATGGTGCGTCCAGTTTGGATGAATGCGATGAGTAATCCACAAAAAGAAAAGGGCAGTCGCTTTGAGCGTGAGATTGTCGAGCTTGCCAGACTGCGTGACCTTGAGGCTCACAGGGTGCCGCTTTCGGGTGCCGCCGCTGGTTTTAAGGGCGATGTCCACATTAAAAAGGGCAGGGAGACTTGGGTTATCGAGGCCAAGAAAAGGGCTGACGGGTTCAAGTTTTTGTATCAACATATTGAGGGCTCTGATGTCTTGGTCGTGGGGGCTGATAGGAAAAAGCCTCTGGCGGTCATGGACCTCGGTGACTTTCTGGATTTGCTGGGGGGAAAGGTATGAAGGAAGACTACTCCTTTAAAACAATATCTGCCGCTGACAGTAAAGGTGTGCTGTTCTCTTACCATTACCTAAGCAAAAAATCTAAAAGGTTTCGTTCTGGGATAAATTACGGCCTGATATTTGAGAATAAAATTGTAGGGGTTTGCATTTTTACGGGATTTTCTGTTCCTGAGTTAGCTAAAGGAATGTTGGGTCTTGAACGTCAACAGCAAGCAGGTTTGTTTGAGCTATCTCGATTAGCTCTCGACCCAGAACATCAACTTATGGAACATAATTTGGCAAGTTGGTTTGTCGCTAGGTGCATAAAGGCCTTGAAAAGAGAGGCGGAAGTGAAGGTGATTTTGACTTATGCAGATAACGACTTTCACACTGGAACAGTCTACAAGGCTTTAGGCTTCAAATATTATGGGTTATCCAGCCCTAAAAAAGATTTTTGGATAAGGCAGGAGGACGGCTCTTTTAAGAAACACAACCGAGGAAAAGTAAGAGGACTGGATGGTGAGTGGAGAGAGCGCTCAAGGAAACATAGGTTTGCAAAAGTTTTTGATAAAGGCTTGAGTATAAAATGGAGTGAGCAATGTTCTCAGGAAAGGTTTAGCCATGTATGAGTTTGTTATTCTGTATTGTTTGGTCACGGGTTCGGGCACAGCTACTGAGGCGCGATGTGAGTACCTTGGCAGGAAGAACTTTGTCACTGCATCAGCCTGCTACAAGGCGGGCCGGAAGGTGGAGGAGGCACTGCGGTCTAATCATGTACTGACATGGGCTGAGGTGCCAGCCGGTCAGCGGCCTAGTTTTGTTGCCGATACAGTCTGCGGTGAGAGCAGTATCTAATGGAATACAACTCTGATTTCTCGCACGATTTGAAGGTAGGCCAAGACGAAGAAGTGTGGCTTGGTTCTCTGTTGCAGAGCAAAACGGTTGAGGTGAAGAGGGATTTTAAATGCGCTAAGACAGGCAATGTCTTTGTGGAATATGAAAGCCGAGGTAAGCCGTCCGGCCTTGGCACTAGCCTAGCAGATTTCTGGGCTTTTATTTTGGATGGTGAGCGGGTTGTAATCGTTCCGACAGAGCATCTGAAGCGCGTTGCTATGATATATTACAACCAGAATAAGGTTGTCACGGGGGGTGACAGCAACACAAGCAAGGGCGTTTTGGTGCCCGTAAAGGAGTTGTTATGAGTGACAGTTTAATTATCAGGGGCAACATCAGGGAGAACTTCTCGGTATTGCCAAATGATTTGATGAATGATGAGCGGCTATCTGCCGACGCTCTGGGGGTTCTGGTGTACCTGTTGAGCAAGCCGACTGACTGGCAGGTTCGGGTGACTGAACTGCGCCGCAGGTTCGACATTGGCAGGGATAAAGTTTACCGCATTTTGGGCTCGATGGAGCAGTACGGTTATTTGGTTCGTGAAAGCGTTAAAGCGGAAGGTCAGTTCGCCGGAACTCGTTATATAGTCTCAGATTCACCGCGTCCTGAAAATCCGGATACGGTTTTTCCGTATACGGAAAACAAGGACACTTACAAAGAACAGAGGTTACAAAGAACAGAATATACAAAATCAACTAATAAAAAGAAGGCGCAAAATAAACAGAAAATATCTGAGTGGGAGCCGACACAGTTCGATAAAGAATATGCGGAGAGCTTGGAGCTTGATTGGCAGGAGATACTGACAGATATCAGGCTGTGGGATGATAAGGGCGGTAATAAGGCCGCTTATGCGTCGTGCAAGGCTTTCTGGCAGACTTGGTGCAGAAAAGAGGGGAAGAGCTCTCAGGGGCGCTCAAATCGCCAGCAATCTGTATCAGGTGGAAAGAGCAAGGTGTTGTCGGAGGGGCAGAAGGCATTTGCTGATAATGTAACGCAGAAATATATTAAGGCTTTTGGTTCGCAAGGATTTGCTTATAAGCTGGTACTGCCAGACGTTGAGGCGTTCATGCTTACCAAGCAAACTGATGAGGATTGGTTAGCGTTAGGAAACGGGCTTCCAAGCCCAAGAGAGAAGGGGTGGATGTAATGCGAGATACTGAGATTGTTTTGGAAGATTGCTATGAGTGCTCTGGTGAGGGTGAGGCGCAGTATGAGGTCGGTGTGCCTGACTATGACCACGGCGGATATTTGACTGATGAGTGGCGAACCTGTCAGCGTTGTCATGGAACCGGACAGTTGGAGGTTGAACGTGATATCGCAGGGTGATGGCAAGATGCAGAGGTTGCTGGATAATAACCAGTGTCCGAAATGCCAGACGGTTATTGATAGGCAAGCTATTGGCAAGACGCTGAGTGATGAGCCTGAGAAGGTGTATCAGTGTAGGGTTTGTAAGCTGATTTTAGCTGGCTGTGACAGAATTGTGACAAGCAATGGCTAAGGTGTTGTTTTTATTATATAGTACGTCCAACCCATCACTGGATGTATAGAGAGGAAAGCTAGTGAATAGGGATGATATTTTAAGAACGGCGCTGTATTGTGTGACACAGGACAGAGCGGCAACACATGGCAAGATGGAAGACAACTTCCAGCTTATAGCAGACTATTGGTCATTGCATTGTGGGCATGACATTACGGCTAATGATGTCGGGGTTATGATGACGCTGTTGAAGCTGGCTCGGATAAAGAACGGGCAAGTTGGCAACGTAGATAATTATGTGGACGCGGCTGGCTATATGGCGTGTTCAGGCGAGATTGCAGGGAAGCAAAGCGATGAGTAAGAAGAAGCTGACAGAGCCGGTTATTGTGGAGTATCTGAGGCGGATAGCTATTGATGGTAGGTCAGCGCGGTCTGTAGGCAAGGACGATGACATGCCGTCGTATGAGGCGTTCTACAAGATGAAGGTGAAGGACCCGATATTGCAGAGCCGTTACAGTGAGGCTGTTGAAGCGCGGGCGACTGCTATTGATGATAGGATAGACGAGGTGCTGGAAGGTGTTCGCAATGGCGAGATAGATTATAATGCGGGCAGGCTAGAGATAGACACGCAGAAGTGGCGTATGGCGAAGTTCTTCCCGCGATTGTATGGCGATAACCAGAAGCTGGAAGTGGAGCACAAGACGAGCTTTGTGGATGAACTGAAGCGGGTTGCGGCTAGGGTAGAGCAGGCTAGGTTAGAGGGCGATACAGTGATAGAGCATGATGAAGAGGGGCAAAACACTTACACCGTCACGCCCGCGCCTGCGGAACAGAGCGAGAACAAAGGGTCAAATTAGTGTTCTGCACACGACATCTTAAAAACACGTTAACCTACTTTTGGTTTAACACACTGATATATCACAAGTTTTATTTTACATAATGGAGGTTATGCGACAAAGTTAGCATATTTTGCAGACCCACCCCCTCAAAATCACAGGCGGGGCCGCTGTGAAAGAAATACCCCCACACACCACGGAGAACCCATGACCACCCTCACCACCGACTTGCTCCACAAAATCCATGCCGACCCCGTTTTCTTCGTCGAGCACATAATCGGAGCCACCCCCCAGCAATGGCAACGCGAGGCACTACAGGCCATCGCAAAAAATCCCCGTGTCAGCATTAAGTCCGGTCACGGTGTCGGCAAGACTGCGTTCCAATCGTGGTTGGTTCTCTGGTGGCTTTTGAGCCATTACCCCTGCAAGGTTGCTGTTACGGCTAACACTGCTCACCAGCTATCCGATGTGCTGTGGACCGAAATCGACAAGTGGGCGCGTAAATTGCCCGCTGGCTTTATGGACCTGCTTGAGTTCAAATCCGATAAAATCAGCCTAAAGGGTGCGAAGGACAGTTACGCTGTTGCCCGTACCAGCCGCAAAGAGAGCCCAGAGGCATTGCAGGGCTTCCACAGTGAGAACATGCTCTTCTTGGTCGAGGAAGCGTCCGGTGTGCCCGATGTTGTCTTTCAGGTTGCCGAGGGTGCCCTATCGACTGCCGGAGCCAAGACGGTCATGTGCGGAAACCCGACCCGCTCTGACGGCTTCTTTTATGAATCCTTCCACGCCCAGCGCCACAACTGGCACAACATCACGGTCAGTTGTCACGACGGCGAATATGTCACTGAGGAGTTCCTTAATGGCATGGCTGATAAATACGGTACGGAAAGCAATGTCTACCGCGTCCGTGTGCTAGGGGAGTTCCCAACACAGAGTGATGACGTTTTGGTTCCGCTCTACATTGTCGAGGAGGCCGTGAAGCGCGATATAACGCCTAGTCCTACCACGCCGACTGTCTGGGGTCTCGATGTGGCCCGCATGGGCGGTGACAGGAGTGCGATTGCCAAGAGACAAGGCCCATTATTGCTAGAGCCGATTAAGACATGGCAGGGCAAAGACCTGATGGAGCTCGCCGGTATTGTGCTGACTGAATATGAGGCTTGCAATTACAGCAATCGCCCCACGCAGATATTTGTTGATGCTATCGGGCTGGGTGCTGGCTTGGCGGATAGACTGCGTGAACTGGACCTGCCCGCTGTGTCTGTTTCGGTATCTGAGACTGCCAGCTTAAAGAACCGCTTTAATCGCCTGCGCGACGAATTGTTCTGGAAGGCCCGCGAGTGGTTCGAGGACAGAGCCTGCAAGATTCCCGATGATGATACGCTTATTCAGGAGATAACCGGCATCAGGTATAAGTATCTCAGTAATGGCAAGCTGAAGGTCGAGAGCAAGGACGAGATGAAGCGCAGGGGCCAGAGGTCGCCGGACGTTGCCGATGCCTTTGTGCTATCGTTTGCACAGGAGGGCGCTATTGCTGGGGGCTACACGCAAACAAAATGGGGCGCAGGTTCCAGCCCACGC